CTCGCGTGGAGTGCGGTCAGCTTAGACAGGCCGTACGTCAGTGCTTCTCCTCAACGGGGGTAACCCTGTTGTGGGAACTGAGTTTCAAATCGATTCAAAAGATCGAGCGCAATTGTTGCAGGGAATGTGAACCGCGATTCCTTGAAAAACTCGGTCCGTGGCGCGAGGCAAGAGCCCAACCCGTGGAGGTTGATCCAGTCCATCTCGAGCGTTTCAAACACGCTCTTGCTGGTAACGTGGATTACGGGTGGGACAACTTCAGAACGCCGTTTATCCCGAACGGCAATGCTACCGAAACTTTTAAACGAAGGGACGGTGGTAATTGGAATTTAGAAGAGTTTTCAGAAACGTGCAGGGTGGAGCTGGTCTTTTCCAGCGGTAAGCCTCGCATAGTGACAATGTATTCGTCAGCAAATACCGCTTTGTTGGCTCCTCTCCACTACTCTTTGTATTCCACGCTGAAGCGGAAGGGATGGCTCCTTGTCGGGGAACCGACCGACAGGGACGTTAGTAGGTTGACGGGAACGAGGTTCCTCTCTTTTGATTATTCGTCTGCCACGGATATGATTAAGACCGCATACGTACGTGCGGCTGTCGACGTGCTGATTAGTAAGGCACATCATTTGACGGACGATGAGATTCGAGCTCTACGAGTCTTGTCTACTTTGTCGTTTGATGGGGGGTATGGTGAGACGACTAGAGGCCAGCCCATGGGCTCTCTCATGTCGTTCCCTCTTTTATGCCTTATGAACAAAACAGTCGTGGACTTGTCCTTGACTGAGTTGTTAAAAAGGAAGGAGATATCGTTTCGAGAGTGGTCTTCGCACCCGTGTTTGATTAACGGGGACGACCTTTTAACCAAGGAAGTCAGATCTGGAACGTGTCTCCGGGGTGAGATTGTCAAGGAGGGCGGTAAGGTGGGCTTTATCGTCAACGAAGAAAAGACCCTTGAGAGTGTTACCGACGCGGAGATCAACTCAACGCTGTTTTCGGATGGGCGTGCCCAGAAGAAACTTAATGTATCGTCTCTTTGGATGAAACCAGATGTCAATGATGTCTTGGGGTTTGCGGCTGAATCGTCAATCGACGGGTCCACTTTCCGTAGGATAGTGCGCGCTAATACCCATATTCTCAGTAAGCAAGATGACAAGAGGTTGTGGGCTTTATCACCCGCACTTCAAGGAATCTGTCGAAAAGACAAGAAGATCCGTCGTGCTATCTGCTGTAGTCCAACTCTTAAGAAACCCGTTCTTGAGGGCGTTATGCGTATGGCCGAAAAACCAGACAATTATACGCTGTCACGGGAAGAGGAGTATACCGCAGTAGTCGAGGAAGTGGAACGAGTTAGGGAGATGGGCATTCTTAGGTCGGCCGAGCGTCTTCCTAGGTTTCGAACATCGTTCGACCGAAACTCGAGAAGCTTTCATTCTGCGAGAAAAGTCACGGTTACAATTGACAGGGAACTAATACTTAAGTGCCTTGTTGACCGCAATGATCTAAAACTTAAGGAGAATCTCGTACTCCAGGAATTGGCAACCCTGGAGCTGTTTGAGGACCCGCCTTTTGACGGTTCTCGAATAGACCACATGGTGGACTTGATTCGAGCAGGCAGAGCGACCCCGGAACGGAAAGAAGTTAACTGTGAGCAATCAGAGTTGGCTGATTTCCTGTGTGTCTAGCTGCCTGCAGCCGACCATTTGAAAGAGAG